CCTCATGGCTATTTTCAACATAATACTGCGGGACATGACCTTCATTCTTGACTCGTTTCTTTGTAAGAAAATCCACTGTGAAAGTCTTCTGCAACAGGGCATCGCCGATGTATTTCTCGTTTAGAAGGATCTTCTTAACTGATTCTGGTCGCCATCTTGGTTTTCCTGCTGCTGTTAAAATACCATCCTTTTCAAGACCTTGACCAATGCCTACCAAACTCTGACCTTCAAGGTATTTTCGGTAGATGCGTTTGATAATCTCAGCTTCTTCGGGGACAATGATTAAATTTCCATCTTCATCTTTGCTGTAGCCCATAAACCGTTTATGGTTGACCTGTACCTTTCCTTGTTGATATCGGTACTGTAGTCCAAGCTTAACGTTTTGTGAAAGGCTCTGGCTTTCCTGCTGTGCCAAAGATGCCATAATAGTCAGCAAAACCTCACCCTTGGCATCCATTGTGTTTATGTTCTCTTTTTCAAAATAGACAGATATGTTTTTATCCTTGAGCTGTCTAATGTATTGAAGGCAGTCTAGGGTGTTACGCGCAAATCGGCTGATGGATTTTGTAATAACCATGTCAATATTACCGTCCATGCACTCTGCAATCATACGATTAAACTCTTCACGCTTTTTAGTGTTCGTACCGGAGATACCATCATCTGCAAAGATGCCGGCAAACTCCCACTCCGTATTCTTTTTTATAAACTCTGTATAGTGTGCGACCTGAACCTCATAGCTAGAATTTTGTTCTTCTGTTTCTGTAGAAACACGGCAATAGGCAGCAACACGAAGTTTCTTTATCTTTTCTTTTGCGGCTGTACTTCCTACTCTTTTACGAGCAGGAATAACCATTATATTTTTCTCTGTCACTTTATTCCTCGCTTTCTATCAGACTATATAAGTATTCTGCTCGTTCAAAAGGATCAACTGGCATCTTATTATCTGCCTTTCTCATTTTAAATCGTTCTTTGGGAGGGGGAGAGGTGAAAGCGGCAAGCTCTACCACTCGTCCTAAATCCTTTGCACGCTTATCTCTAACTTCTTCAGCTTTATCAAATATCTCTTTATCAATGATTGCTGGATACGTATCATTTCCAAGGTAGTTGACGTTTTTCAAAATGCGTCCCATCACAGAGTGTGTCTTATCAATACCTGCCTGTTCGCCAGCCACTGTAAGGGATAGTCCTGATATGTATTTCTCAAAGAATACCTTTACTTGACCTGCTGCCTTTTCATCGACAGTAACCTCTCCATCTTGAATTTTGTATCCATATGGAATATATGCCATTTATCTCACCACCTTTTCTTTCAGGGAAAGACCGCATTTCAAATTGAATGTCAGCTCATCCCTGGAATTTACAATGATGTTTTCTACAAATTCTTCGAATAATTCTTCTGTGTACTCACCATTAAAATTATCTGCTGACACGTAATCAATGAGGTCCTTTATATCGTTTGCTCGTAAAACCCCACTCGTAGAGTTCGTTACCAGGTTTGTTTTTTCAGTTGTAAGATTTTTTATCTCACTATCCAAGACTTTACGTTCCTGATTAAAAAGAGCTGGCTCAAGGAAACCTTTGGCCATCAGTGTAATAAGGGTGTTGCGTTCTTCCATGAGTTGCTCCATTCGCTTATCAATAGCATCCATTCTTTCACGGTCGCTTTCTTCATCAATTTGGCTAATTGATTTGAATAGCGGTTCTAAGATTAGCTTATGACTGAAAGCAAGCTTATTCATCATGGTTGTCAATGTGGCTTTTATTTCTCCATCTCGCAAGAACAACATGGAGCAACTCTCTTTGTCTTCGATATGACCGATGCAACTCCAAGCAATGTAACTCCTACCAGCTGAGTAGTTTGTCTTTCTCCTAAAATTGCGACCACACTCTCCACAGACAATCTTGCCACTTAAAGCATATCGATTAAGATAAACGTTCTTTTTCACGCCCTTACACTTCATCTTGGCTCTTTCATCAATGAGATCTTGTGCCTTAGCAAAGTCTTCTCTACTTATAATAGGTTCATGATTATCCTTGTAGTAGTATTGGTCTTTTTCCCCTGTGTTTGGATGGCGGTTGTAGTTACTATCGGTGTAAGTCTTTTGTAACAAAACATCTCCCATGTATTTTTCGTTTCGGAGCATGTCTATCACCGTGCCTGCACTCCAGTGATTACCTCTTCTTGCTGGGATTTTGTCTTTGTTCAAACCTCTTGCTATAGTACCTCCACCTTTCCCTGAAAGGCACTCCGAAAAAATACGTTTGATGATTTCAGCTTCTTCTGGGACGATTACCATTTCACCATCTATATTGGTATAGCCATAAGGCGGAGTACCAATATAGCTGCCATTTTGAAATCTCTTTTGAATGGACCACTTGCTGTTTTGTGAAATGGATGCAGACTCTTCTGCAGCAAACCCTGAAAGAATAGAAAGCATCAGTTCACTTTCCATATCACCCGTATTTAGATTCTCTTTTTCAAAATAAATATAAACACCGATATCAATCAGTTTTCTTACTAACTCTAGACAATCTACTGTATTACGAGCAAAGCGGCTGATTGATTTGGTGATAATAAAATCAATCCGACCTTGCTTACAATCTCGTATCATACGGAGCAGTTCAGTCCGTTTCTCCATCTTGGTGCCGGAGATCCCTTCGTCATAATAAAGACCAGCAAATACCCATTCTGGATTAGACTTAATATAGCGCTCATAGTGTTCACGCTGTGCTTTAAGGCTTTCAAGCTGTTCATCACTATCGGTTGAGACCCTGGCATAGGCGGCAACCCTAAGTTTCGTATTAGGTAGTTGTCCCTGGGGCAGTTCATCTATTTTTGTTATCTTTTTCATCATCTCACCTCGCTTTCGCCCATTACATACATCACTCTAAAAGCTATTAATAGCAAGCTTTTTAGGACATAATCTCGGCTAAACGGGGAGAGAATTTCTGCCTGTTCAAGGCTGATATTTTGTGTAATTCATCCGCTGTGATTTTGCCCTCTTTATATAGGTTTGCGACAATGCTCTCCGCTATGTGAAAATCATATTCCTTTTGTAATTCTTCCTCTGTCATCTGCTCGGTCTTACCCTTTAACGGACAACCATCTTTTACTTCATAAATGTTCATAGAAAAACACCTCCTACCTAGTAGCCATGGCAGGAGGTGAAATCTGATGATTTCATTAATCTTTTTGATAAAATTCACATTCATAGCCATCGGCATCAAGGAGCAGCCCTTTTGCCCAAGGTGGCACTTGACTCATCTGTTTACATACTTCAGTAACAGATATTTGAGTATTGGCTTCAATAATGACTTCATCATGGACATGAGCCACAATACGATAAGTACTAAGCATCTTCATTGAATACATCAAAATATCACGGGATATAGCTTGAACAATATTCTCTACAAACTTAGGACCGTAACTTTCAAGACGCTCCCATTTCTTTGTTCCACCTACTCCTTCATAGGTAACAGACTCACCACCAAACTGATTCTCGCCGATTCGAGGTTTTACATAGGCAAGCCGTCTACCTGAGGGAAGAATGATAAAAAGCATGCCACTAAGACAATGAAACTCGATGCCATGGGTTTCTTGTGATTTATTTTCCTTTACGCATTGTTTAGCCGCCCGATCTACATCCCACCAGAACTGTGTGATGTTGGGATTAGACATTCTCCAGGCATTCACAAGCGGTTTTAATTCTTCCTCTTCAAGCCCCATCTCTAATGCGCCCATGGCTTTTAATGCACCAACAGAACCACCATAACCTAGGGCCAGTTCTGCGATCTTGCCTTTCTGCCTTAGATGACCGTTTACACCATGCTTTTCTACGGGGACATTAAACATCTGTGACGCGGATGCACAGTAAATGTCACCGCCGCTTGCAAATACTTCACTTCTCCAATCTTCACCTGCAAGCCATGACAGCACACGAGCCTCAATGGCTGAAAAGTCGGCAACTATAAACTTATAGCCATCTTTTGGTACAAACGCTGTCCGAATAAGCTGTGAAAGAGTATCTGGGATATCTTCATAAAGCATTTCGAGGACTTCAGAATCACCACTTTTTACGATACCTCGTGCCTCTTTTAAATCCAGCATATGGTTTTGTGGCAGGTTCTGTAGCTGCACTATTTTTGAGCTGAAGCGTCCTGTCCGATTGGCGCCCAGAAAAGTAAACATGCCACGAATCCTGCCATCACTGCAGACTGCATTTTCCATTGCAGAATATTTCTTAACAGATGACTTTGCCAGTTGCTGACGGAGTTTAAGCACTTCAGCCAAATGCTCTGGTGCGTCTTTTAATAGCTCTGCTACTGCTTTTTTACCAAGCGTTTCTGTTTCCACACCATTTTCAGAGAGCCAGCCTTTCATCTGTTGCACTGAGTTTGGATTATCAAGTTCTGTTACTTTCTGCATCTGATCCATCAGCTTGGTGCGTGACATCTCATCCATAGTAATGGCCTGTTTTACAAAGTCCATATCTACCATTATGCCTCGATCATTGATTCTCTCACTTAAATGATATTCATCCCATACGAAATCTGGCACAGGAAATTTAATCAATTTCTGCTCAATCTCAATCTCAGCTTCGACATCACGAATGTTATAGGCTTTGAATCGCTCCCATTTATCTAGGTCATCAGAGGGTAAATTTCTTGTGCGGTTTCCATTTGCCTTAGTTGGGCTACAAGGAGAACAAAAGAAACGAATCAGATCTTTACCTTCCATCATTTTTTGCTTCCCAAGGCCAAGAACCGCACCCACACCTACTAATGATAACGGCAGCCCCATATATGCTGCCCATGTCATTGTGCACCGCCATGATTCAGGAGGAATATACTTACCCACTGGGTATCCCAGAAAGCGTGAGAAGCATATCCGCTCAAAGGAAGCATTATGAGCATATTTTATAACATTATCATCTTCTATTGCAGAAAGTATTACTGGTGGTATCTTTTCACCGCGGGCTAGATCGATTATTTTAACCTCACTTCCGTCTGTGGAATAGGCAAACAACAAAATTTCAAAATCATCTGCTTGAACATAACGATACACACCACACTTTGCTAAATTGACGCTACTATAAGTTTCAATATCACAATGTAATGTTCTTATTTCATCCATGCATATCTATCTCCATTCTTTA